GACAACACAGGAACAAGTTTAACTCTCGCCGGCAACGTCGGCATCGGGACGACGGCACCTTTATCTAAGTTAGCAGTCAAAACAACAGGAACAGTAGATATTCTTAATTTATTTGAGACAGGCGGGGTAGAAGTTTTCACGGTTTTAGAGAGCGGCAACGTCGGCATCGGGACGACGGCACCTGCAACAAAATTAGATGTAGTTGGTGGAATTGCCTCAAGAAATACCGCAGTAACCGTTGCTGCTTCGGCAACAACATTCGCGGTTACAAGTAATACGATAACCGTAACTTCTGATGCAGGCAGCAACGTAATTGCAACTATAACTGGAGCCGCCAATGGGCAATTAGTAACTTTAATCTTTGTTGATGCTTTAACTTCTATAACTGATACAGATGCTCACACATCTAACACAGTAGATTTGAATGCCGCATTTACTTCGGCAGACGATAAAGTATTACAGTTAATATATGATGGAACTTCATTTTATGAAGTAAGCAGGAGCACGAATTAAAATGTTTAAAAAAGGCAATCAAATAAATAAAGGTAGAATTCCTTGGAATAGAGGTTTAAAAGCAACACAAGACGAAAGAATAAGAAAGTTTGTAGAAGCAGGACATAAAGCAAGCAAAGGAAAACCTTCTTGGAGTAAAGGGAAAACCAAAAAAGAATATCCGCAACTTTCTAATTCGGGTAGACCTAAAGGACAAATTCCTTGGAACAAAGGAAAGACTAATGTTTATTCTAAAGAAACAATAAATAAAATTAAAGAAAAACTTAAAGGTCATATACCTTGGAATAAAGGATTAAAAACTGGATTAGTTCCCAAATCAGCTTTTAAGAAAGGAATACATTATAGTTCTAAAACAGAATTTAAGAAAGGGCATGGACTTAAAGAAAAAAATCCTAATTGGAAAGGTGGTAAATCTTTTGAACCATATACTATTGATTGGACAAGAAGTTTAAAAATATCTATTCGAGAACGAGATAAATATACTTGCCAAATTTGTGGAGAGAAACAGGGAGATAAAACTCATGATGTTCATCATAAGGATTATGACAAAAAAAATTGTAATCCAGATAATTTAATAACTCTTTGTATAAAATGCCATAGAAAAACAAATCACAATAGAAAGTATTGGAATAAATGGTTCGAGGTGGCAAGGAGCGTAAACTAATGACTATGCCAGAAAAGTTTTACGATTTTTTGCTTATCAAAAAGGGCTTTGGCGACGTGACTATAGGTGGTTATAAGCGTGTCCTTTCAAAATTCTTCAGGGATATTGGGACAGAAAATCCTACGCGTAAGCAGGCAGAAAATTACATCGCAGAGATAAGAAAAAAAACATATTCATTTAGTCATGTTATAAATACATCGGTTGCTATTGGGCGTTATATGGAATTTATAAAAAAGCCTATAAAAATAGTTCATCCCAGAAAACCTAAATCCTTGCTCAAAGATGTCATGACAGAAGGTGAAGTAGCAAGAATATTAGCAGCAACTAAAAATAACAGGGAAAAAGCAATGTTAGCAATCCTCGCTTATAGCGGAATACGCAATAAAGAACTTTGTTCACTTAAAGCTCACGATGTAAACTTGGATGATAATGTTCTTAGAGTTATAGGTGGTAAGTTCAATAAAGATAGGGTTGTCAATATCTCAAAAGAATGTGCAAAAGTTGTAACTGAATATATCGGGCAATATCTTCAAAATGTAGATGGGCAATATCTATTTACAACTTTACGAGAAGGTAAGCAATATAATGGCTGGGCATTAAGAAAAGTGGTTAAAGTAGTAGCTAAAAGGGCGAAGATTAAAAAAAGAGTTTATCCCCATTTATTCAGGCACAGTTTAGCAACGCATTTACTCAGTAAAGGAATGAATTTAGTCGGAATACAACAACAACTTGGACATCAAGATATTAAAACTGTTATGATTTATGTTCATAGTTTTCCGCACAAAATCAAAACTGAATACGAATACCGAGTGCCAAGTTATAACTAACAAGGAGGAAGTATGAAAAAAATAATATGTATTACAATGACGTTGATGTTTGTAGTAAGTATGGCCTATGCAGGGCAGATAATTGAGAAGGTCAGCGATAGTATTTTAAAGGTAACCACTACCACGGAAACAGTTACAGTAAATAATAAGACTATTTTATCTTTGAAACAGGAGAAAGCTAATCTTGAAACTCAGAAGACTAATATCACCAGTTCATATAATAGCCAGATAGCTTCGCTGGATAAGCAGATTGCCGATATAAACGCGGTAATAACAGAAAGTATCAAACTTGGCGTTAAGGAAATAACTGTAACTGGAAATATTGTTCCATAATGAAAGGCGTCTATGCAAATGGCTGAAATAGTAACAACAACTGGTGTAATAGGGCTTGTAGGGCTTGTCTGGACAATGGTAAAGAATAGCGATGGAAAGATAAACAGAATATATCAGCGTTTGGATGAAGTTAAAAAAGATAACGACGAAAAATTTACTCGCAAAGATATGTGTGAACTCCAGCATAAACAGGTTAATGATAATTTTGATAGGGTGAAAGCGGATTTAGTTGAGATAAAAGCGGATGTAAAACGAATACTTAGTAATGGGCATAAATAAATGAATTGTTTAGATGAAACAAGAGAAGAAATAATTAAAAGGTTCGCATATAATTTCTGGCAGATAAGAGAGAGATGCCATTTGCAAGGAAACGCAGAACAGGATTGGCAGGACGCAATTGAAGCTGTAAATAGTTATGAAAGAATACATAATGGGTTAAATGGGTGGAAAGAATGACGGAAAATTTAATACTTATTACTATAATTTTTACAATTCTTTTATATAGTTTAGGTGGAATGTTTTGGAAACCTTTGAGGCGCTATGGTATCCCTCTTTTATACACAATTATATCAACTATAAATGGAACATATAATCTTAATGTATTTTTGGCTACATTGGTATTATGTGGGGCATTACATCTTGGCTATGGACAAAACTCTAATTGGTTTATGAAGATTATCTATGCTTTAGCTATTAGTTTACCGTCGCTAATTATAAAGTTTAATTTCTGGATGATTATATTACCCATTGTATTTTTGGGGACATTTTATCTATCTAACAAACCTAAATGGCAGTATATATTTAATTGGCGGATATGTGAAGCATTAACAAGCGGGGTTTTAGGAATACTCTGGGGCCAGATAATTTAGGGAGGTGATTATGACCTTAAAAGAATTATTTGTAAGACAAGTAACATCAGGGCGATATTTCTTAACTATCATAGCAGGGTTAGTTTTTGCGTATGCTACTTATGCTAAAATCCTTGATAGTCAGGCGGTAAGTGCAATAGTAACAGCTGTTTTCATAAGTTATTTTAACAGGTCGGATAGACCAAAGGAGGAAGCAAAATGAAGAAAATTATCACTCTCGTCGTAGGACTGCTAATGTTAGCAGGAGTAGCACAGGCAGCAGCACCTAAAGCTGGTATATTATACGAATTAGCAGATAATTCACCGCTTGAAATCGTAGGAGTAGCTGTAGTGAAAGATGTAAAGGGCATTAAGAACCTTGATGTTGATGCGTTTATAGGCAATGATTTAGGCCAGATACAGAACAATGATAATGTTACCGTTCTTACTGGAGTTTCCTATAACTATGATATAAACGATAAGTTCGCAGTAGGGATAGGTGCGGCAGTAGGGCAAAAAAGAGTGGAAAATCTAAAGGATTTTGGCGAGACAAAATACGGTATTTATGTTATTGCATCTGTAAAATTCTGAGCTCACTTGGTTAACAACCTTCCGTGTATTGGCGGTGGTAGCGGATGTTGTGCTCACTTAAGCTCCGAGCGTTAGGTTACCCAAGTTTATAAACACCGCCCGTCATTATGATAATCATATTCGGTATAATATTTATATTCTTAGTTTATTTTTTGTTGTTTCATAATTGGGATAAATTTGCATAGGAGGCTATATGGCTGGATTAAAAGCATTGGATACTGCTTTTGGATTTATAAAAGGTTTCTTCAAACGAAAGGACGATAAACTTGAAAAAGATACCGGCAAGGCTATTATGTCTGGGGATGAGTCTACTTTTAATAGGGTGCTTGGTAAGTTGTATAAGCCAAAAAAGTAATATAAAGCCTGTTACAAAGCAAGGATATTATCTCAAAACGGGTGATCCTGCGCCTATTGAAGGCTGGCTAATCGATAAAGACACGATGTATGATATTATGCAAGACGCCTTAAAACACAGGACTTCTTCAACGGATTAGGCTTTTTGATTAAGGAATAGGGTATAGATATATCATACATACTCATAATAGCCAAAACTACCCTTCAAAAATGCCTCAGGTTGAACTTTCTCTCAAAACACGGAATATCCTACCTTAACCCCTTTTTAGCCCTTTAAACGCGAAATTCGCCTATTTACCTAAATAACCTTCCATAACTAAATTGTTAACTACGAAAAATAAATGCGATTTTATTTGACAAAGGGTTTGGCATAGTATATACTTTAGGTAATCGAATAAAGTTCTCCGACGATGTAAGGAGTAAAAATGTTTAAAATCTTCTCACGGAAAAACAGAATAAACAAAGCCCCTGTAAATAAATCGCACTCATCCTGCGATTTTTTGTGTTTAATGGCTCTAAAGTCATTATGCACCCGTGAGAAGGCAGGGGCTATTTTTTATATTTGGAGGTGTTTATGAATGATGGATGGGGCTATCTGATTTTGTTTTTTATCTTGTCCGCGCCGCTTGTGTTCTGGCTTTATCGTAGGTTCAGCCAGTCTATGAAAGGCCCTTACGATGATGAGTTTAAGGGGTTGGTATGACCCGTGCAAATTCAAACCATATCCCGATAGTGAGGATCACAGCTAAAGAAGGGAAGAATATAACCAAGAGGTTGCACAAGTTACAGGCAAGGGTATTAAGGAAATATCAGTTAAGCATAAAAACGAGGAGGCGAACATGACCGCAGTTGACAGAACTTTAGAAGCAATCGAGCTTATTAAGGTAGTAAAGGGCGAAGAACCGGATGAAGTGGATAGTTTAAAACTTGTAGACCAAGACGGCGTTGAATGCTTATTCTCGCCAGAAGACTGTGGGCCAGAAGAAATTATTGAAGATGCTTTCACTAAAGACCAGAATATTGCAGACTTCTGGGGATTACTGTGAACTTGACAAACTCTAATAAAATGGTATACTATAATCGTGGACAGAAAACAGATTTTTTTATGCCAACAGGGGCTTTTAGTAGGCGTTCAAAAGACTTAACTGTTTTTTGTCCACACGCTGAACGAAGCCCTTTTTTATTGGAGGGGAATATGCCATCAGGTGAAAAAACAAAATTACTTTGGAAAAATCTTGAATATAGAAAACACATGATAGAAATAAATCCTGTTCTAAAAAAAGGTTACAAACACACGGAAGAATTTAAAAGAAAAATAAGTATTTACTGGAAAGGAAAAAAGGATAAAAGAATTTTAATTATATGCAAAATTTGCAATAAAGAATTTTTAGTAAGTCCTTCAAGAAAAAATAGGACTAAATATTGTTCTCGTTTATGTTGTGCAAAAGGCCAGTTGGGAGAGAATGGCTCTAATTGGAAAGGAGGAAAATCTTTTGAACCGTATCCTTTAGGATGGAGTAAAACTTTTAAAGAACAAATTAGATTTAGAGATGGTTATAAGTGCCAATTATGCGGTTGTTCAGAAGTAGAAAATGGCAGAAAACTTGATGTTCACCATAAAGATTACAATAAAATTAACATAATGGAAAATAATCTTATTTCATTATGCACAAGTTGTCATTGTAAAACAGGTTATAATAGAGAATATTGGATAAAATATTTTGAACAGGACGACCACGAAAGCGGAGTTGATTGGGACTCCAGAAATGAGGATGATGACAGATGAAGAAAATAATTAAATATCTTTCCGAAGATAAAAAGACAATGCAGATAACTTGTGAGGATGAGAGGTTCTATGTTAAACCCGACGAAAAAACAGGGCAGGATGTATTCTATCCCTCTGTTACATGGATTTGCGGGCATTATCCTAAAGGTGTGGCGTTTTATAAATGGCTCGCTAATCATGGATGGGATGAGTCGGAATCCCTTAAACAGGCCGCAGGTGATAAAGGTTCAAAGGTTCATTCGGCCATTATGGACTTAATAGATGGGAATGAAATCGCAATGAATATGCAATATCCTAATCCTAAGACAGGGAACTTGGAAGAATTAGCACTTGAAGAATATGAGTGCTTATTAAGTTTTGTAAACTGGTTTAAAGAAGTAAAGCCTTTAATAATAACAAGAGAGGTTGCAATATTCAACGAGGAATTACATTACGCTGGCACAGTTGACTTTTTGTGCCAGGTTAAAGGCGAAACTTGGCTCATAGATTTTAAAACAGGACAGTATATCTGGCCTGAATATGAGTTGCAAGTATCTGCTTATAGGCACGCTTTAATGCACCATAAGATATTGAAACTTGGGATACTTCAAGTCGGATACCGTCTTAACAAAAAGAAATACAAGTTTACAGAGATTGAAGATAAATTTGACCTTTTTAAGTCAGCTTATAGGATTTGGCAGAACGAGCAGGAAGGTGTAGAACCAAAGAAAATAGATTTGCCAACGAGTTTAAAATTAGAAACACAACAGAAAGGAGAATAAAATGGGTATCGGTAAAGATTTTGCGAAACGCAATTCTTCATTTGTCAAGTTTGATGAAGACGGGATTATTGAAGGGATTTTTGGAGGAATGAAAAGCATTGTTAAAGAAACTTTTGGCGAGGAAAAAGAAGTTATGAGGTACAAGATTGATGATAAAACTTTTGACTCTCAATCTGTCAGGCTTGCCGAGTTAATGGATGCGATACCTGTCGGAAGTAAAATTAAGGTTACGAAAACAGGGCAGTCTATGGATACTAAATACGAAGTAGAGATAATAGGCGCTCAATCAAAGGCAGGAGAAGAAGCTCCATTTTAACTATGAGTCCAATATTCCGAGCGATAATCTCAACAGGTAAGGTAGTCTTTGATAATCTGGGTTTATTCAACGATTATCTTACCTTGCTTGAAGGAAAAAATGTAGATGTCATTGTCCGCAGGCATAAAAAGGATAGGACACTTCCACAGAATCGATATCTTTGGGCAGTTTGTTATAAACTCATCAGCGATCATACCGGCTATACAGTTGACGAAATCCACGACTCAATGAGGGCAATGTTTTTAATTGATAATCTCGGCAAATTCCCTGTTGTGCGCTCAACTACTTCTTTAGATACCGTAGCATTTACCGCTTATGTTGAAAGTATAAGGCAATTTGCTTCAGAAGATTTGGGCATAGTAATCCCTGACCCTGAAGAAGTGGACATTGCTTCTGGCGAGGTAAAGGAATATAGAGAACAGTTAGCCAAAGACACCGAGGCCCGAAAGACGCAGTTAGTCAGCCCTGAAACTTTAGAGGAGTTAATGGGTTGGGTCGGTAAGGGCAGCGTGACTCAGGCAAACCTTATGAAGTTGTGTAGTGATAATTTTGGCGGGCGTGAACCTAGAGACTTGACGCAAGAAGAATGTGAACGCTTAGATACTCTAATCATAGAAAAACTTTTAAATCAATGACAGACCTATATTTAAGCAAAAAAGAACAGGTTTACAGATTTATAACGAGTAAGGGTAGGGCCAGGACTTCGGAAGTCTGCGCCTTTGGAGTATCTATTTATCATCCCGACAGGGCTTCAAGGGATGCGCGGGATTTGGCAAAAAAAGGCTTAATCTGGCGTATGCGTGATGATATTAAGGAAATGGTATATGGTAAGACTAAAGAGGATGTATGGAGTGTTTATCCTAATGATAGGTAACCCCCTATACCCCATAACCTGAAAGGAGTAGTTTATGTTTAGTATGAAAGAAAAACAGTATATAGCGGGACAGATTGAAAAGATATTATTAGACCTTAAACACCCTGAACTGCCGATAGAAAAACCTAAATTCTTTTTGCGTGTTGAAGGTAAGGAAGATTGGTCGTGGGCGGAAATTAAACCTAATTGGACTTTTGGCGTAGATAACCCGCCCAAAATAAATCCTTTTAATGAAAGAGCAAAAGATGTCATAACCTGAAAGGAGAGGACGATGAGTAAAATACATGATATTGTTATGAAACATATTAGAGAATACGATTTAGACAAGACAGGAAAATGGATGAAACAAGAAAAACCTCCAGCGAATACTTTTGAAATAAGCGATATTTATATAATCGGAAGGGCTATTGTATCAGAATTAGAAGGAAAGTTAGCAGATAGCTATTTAAAAAACATTTAACCTATGACCCTTCTCTTAAGTAAGCCGAAGATGGAATTATGAAAATAGCAAGAGTATTTCCCACTAAAACAAGCATGTCGCCTGATGATAAAGACGCTTATTTTGATGAGCCAGATTTGTTTACACCTATATATGACGAAATTCATATATCAACAACATTCACTTGGGATATTAAAAAGGCGCATAGGTTAGCATCCGCTTGGAGAACAAAAGGTAAAGTCAAAATAGGGGGAGTGGCGATAGATGGCGAGAGTGAACAACCATTTAAAATAGGCATATATCTTAAAAATGGTATTACAATTACTTCAAGAGGTTGCCCTAATAATTGTAGTTTTTGTATGGTAAGGCGAGGGCTTATAGAATTTGATGACTTTCCAGAGGGTAATATTATCCAAGATAATAATATCCTTGCTTGTTCAGATAAGCATTGGCGGTTAGTAATGGATATGCTTAAAAAACAAAAAGCTATTGAATTTAAGGGTGGGCTTGAAAAATATAGGATAACTCCGAGGATCGCTGAAGATTTAAGAGGATTAAGGATTAAATCATTATGGCTTGCTTGTGATACTCCAAATGCTATTGAACCACTAAGAAAAGCGGTAGCTATATTACAAAAAGCTGGATTTAAACGTGATAATTTATATTGTTTTGTATTGATAGGAGATAACGCAAGAGAAAATATCCATCGCCTTAAAGAAGTGTGGCGCATAGGTTGTAAACCTTTCGCCCAATTATTTAAAAATAAAGAAAATTCTATAAATTATTCAAAGGCGTGGAAAAGATTTCAAAGAAGATGGTCAAGACCTGCAATTACAAGAAGTAGAATGAAGTAAGCTATGATCATAACAATATCAACGGTGTATATAAGATGAATTTACGTTAGTTCTATGGAAATATATGAAAATAATACTTGAAGGTAGGCTTATATCAGTTTATAATTTTGATATTACAGGTAAAATAGAAGTGGATATAAACTATCTTTATGGTGTATTAAAAGAATTGGGATATGAAATATTGTCTCCTAATGATAGTAGAAAGAGTAGAAAGAATTATGTTAATAGTGCTTGACAGGATTTAAAAGATAATGTATACTATTATCATAATCGGGGAGCGTGAAAATGAATAATATAACTATAAACAATCAAAAAATCAGCGACGGAGAATTAAATCGTCGCTTTTATTTTGCCTTGCAGGCGCTCCCCAGCTTAAAGAATAATGTTAAAAGCATTGTTCACCTGCAAGGTTTTTAATTTATGATATATGAGCCAATTCAAACGAGGGAAAGTAAAACTACCGCCTTTTATTATGGTGCGGAAAGACCTATTACAAGATGTAGAGTGGAAGAAATTAACAAGCGGAGCAAAAATACTCTGGCTTTATTTAAGGAATTATTGGGATTATTCAAATTCAAAAGAAACCCAAGTTACTTATAGCCAGATGAAAGGTATAATGGGTTCAAAAGCTATGAGCCGAGCTTTAAAAGAGCTTTTAGATAATAGCTGGATAGAAAATACTAAAAAAGGCGGATTATTTCAAGGAGTAAGTAAGTATAAGTTTATTGGTAAGTATAAGGATTTTTATTATAACAGTAAGGTTGTATGATATGGAGATATATATAATGATTGGCGAAAGGAAAGCGAGAGAAAAAACAGGGTTGTGCTTGGCTCGCTTGCGAAAGGAAAGCGACGAATGAAACCATTATGCCGAAAGGAAAGCGACATCGCTTGCGAAAGGAAAGCGACATCGCTTGCGAAAGGAAAGTTGACCTCTGAATGCACTTTTCCTGATTGTGGTTGTCCAGAGGCAAGGCTTTGTATGGCAAATGACCCTAACGAAGGGGCAATAGCATTAAATCGCCCTAAAAAAATTTATAAAATAAGAAAAAAAGGAGAAAAATAATGGCTATTTATGATTTAACAATAAGTAAGGAATTAAAAGCAATGGGTGGAAAAATGGGTAGGGAAGAAATAGCTTTAAGGGCGTTGGTTGTAGCTGAACAGATAGTAAGAGTCGGGAGCTATAAAAATGCTATTGCTGGCATAGGGCGGATGATGATGTTAGGGCAATGTTGCAATTTTGACCATTACTGGAAAGAAAAAAGAGATATAGGCAAATCATATGAGGTAACTGCTTTGAGAGTATATAAAAATTCTGAAAAATATCCAGAAATGCAAGAGGTGGGATAATGCCATTCCCGAAAGGTTACGCAATTTTACAAGCGATACGAAATACTGATGTAGGCGATAAAATAATCCTGCATAATAAAGATATGAGCGTCTGGTGTATCTTGAAAGTTATCTGCAAGGAACACCCTGAATGTCAAGATGAAGATGGGGGGATAGTTACAAAATGAATAGTGAAATAAAAAAGGAGTGGGTATGAAATTTAAAGATGTTCATAAGGGCGATTATATCTTAAATACTAAAGTAGATAAAGCTACTCCGTGGTGGGTTTGTCTTAAATTATCTGGTATGGTTTGTATCAGGCGTAATCCGAAAATAGGAAAATTGGTTGCACTAATGCCAGGGCAGTTAAGGAATTTTATAATTATAGATTATAAAAAATGGCAAGCAAGAAACGATGAATAAAGATACAGAGGACATTATGGTTAAAGTTTACAAAGACTTCCCTATCTACAAATATTTAGGCAAGCTCAATAAGGAAAATATAAAACTACCCGAAGAAGTGATTATGACTATCTGTGAAAGCTATCTCAAAAACAAAGCTCATATTATAAACAAATGGGCGTGGTTTATGCGGACTGCCAAAGAGTGCTGGGCGGATTATAACGCCAAGCAAAATATTACCGAAAGCGTAGAATTAAATAAATTGTCTAACTGTAAGAATATAAGGGAATTAGTGAAAGGAGTTGGAAAATGAATGAATATATTTATAGTAAAGGTGATTTTGAAGAAGCCATGAGAGGTGCTTTAAAAGATATGTTTGGTTATAATTTGCAGGAATTCATTGTTGATGAAAGCTTAAAGAATTTAAAAAATTATGTTAATCTTTATCGTTTTTATGATAGAAATTGTCCTGGTTGTGTATGCGGAAATACTGAATGCGATTTTGCTTATGGCAAAAATATGGCAAAGGATTGTTGGAAAAAAGCCAAAAATGGGGAATTATTTGATTGTCCTGTTAGGGTAAATGGGACTATGGCTTTTTCGCGCGAAGAAGGATTAAAGAAAATAGATATTTCTGATAGAGATAAACCACCATATCCTATTATAAAAAATATGGATAAAGATTAGTAACTGCTTGCATAAAGGAGATATGAATAAGACTTTTGATATAGAGATATGTGGATTAGGGAACAATATTACAGGGTATCCCGGAGCATTTACACCGGTGGTAAACAATATAATAAGAGAGGTTATTTATGGCAAGGTTTTACATTTATTTAGCGGGGTTTCAAAGATAGGGGAAGAACGAATTGATATTGAACGCCCGGAGGCGACTAAAAGACAGGATATATTGGATTTTATAAAAACCGATACAAGGCAATGGGATTTTATCATACTTGACCCGCCCTATGAGATTAAAAGAAAATCTAAACTTGAGGAATATGGTAGAACTTCAAGTGTGGCGGCAGATGTTATATTGCGCAGGGAATTAGTAGAATATTTTAAAAAGCATACTACTAATATTTTATGGCTTGATATGTGCGCCCCGTTACCGGCAGGATTTAAAAGAAAGAAACTATGGTTTTTGTTCCCGGGCGGTTATCATACTATAAGAATATTGAGCTGGTTAATAAAAGATAATAGTCAACCAGAGCTATTCACCGTTTCGTCTACCTGTAAAGATGTAAGGGGGTTAGGATGTTAAAGAGAAGTTGGCTCAAGCGCGGCAAATCAGTTTTAAAGCGGAGTCCTTTACGCAAGAACTCCAAGAGTGAGCGGGCTATGCTTATAGCGCAACTTGACCAGATTATCCGCGATATTCTTAAACTCCGTGATAAAGTCTGCCTATATTCAGGCAAGACCGATAACTTGCAAGTTTCTCACTATATAACACGTTCCAATATTCATTTAAGGCACAATCTTGATAACGTGGTTTTACTCAATGGCGGCGTTCACCTGTTCCTGTTTCATAAGCGCCCACATCTTTATCGTGAGTGGTTAATCAGGAAAATCGGCCTTGAAAAAGTCGAGTGGCTTGAAATGCAGGATAGGATTTATTGTAAGCCGATATATACAAGCGATCTAAAATTATTGAAGGCAGATTTACTGGATAAACTGGAATATTACAAAAAAAAGGAGGCATTATGAACATACCGAACATAGATGAAGTGAAGGAAAGCGTGGAGATATTAAAAACTATTCAGGCTGATTTTTCTGTGGATATTGATAAGCATTCAGGCAAAGAAGTTTATAACACTCCCGCAGTTTTTAGTTATGAGAAAAATTATAAGAAGGCATTTGATTTAATTATATCCCTCGCCTCCGCTGTGATAAATGTAAGTGAGAAGATGTTGCCGAAGATTAAAGATGAGGATATGCCTGAACACGAACAGAAACACTTATTTGATTTATATCAAACTGGCTATAATGCTGCCCGTTCTGAAATAATTTTATGGCTTACTAAAATGGTTATGCTTGGGAAAATAAAATTAAATGGTATTGACATATCTCAATAAAAATGGTATACTTTAATCGTTAGTGGGGAAGGAGTTTTTTTATGTCTGATAAACTGGCACTTAGTAGGGTTGAAAAGATAACTCTTTTCTCACTAACACCCGAACGGTGCCTTTTTTATTGGAGGGATAGATATGTTTAATAAGAAAGAGTGGACAAGGAAATATTATATAAAAAATAGGGAAAAACTATTAGAAGAAAATAGAAGATGGGTTAAAACGAAAGAAGGAAAAGCCTGCAAATCAAAGTATCAAAAAGAATGGCGTAAGAAAAATCCTGAAAGAGCTAAAGAAATGGATAGGAAAAAAAGAATTAGAAGGAGGACTAATAGTGCCTTATATGCCAGAGAACGCTATTTAAAAATTAAAGATAATCCAGATTTTAAAAACAAAAGGAACGAAAGAACATTGGTTTATTACTATAAAAACAAAGAAAAAGCCTCTGCAAGAGGTCAGGTTAGTAAGGCATTGAGAAGCAACAAGATAAAAAAACCAGATTTATGCCAGCTTTGTTATGAAAAAAGAAAACTGCACGCACACCACGAAGATTATAAAAAACCTTTAGAGGTATTATGGATATGCGAGCATTGCCATAGAATTATAGAAAATTATAAACTTTTAATTATAGCCACCGCCCTACGCCAGTCATTGTTGGGTGGGAAGGAGGAGAGATGACTAATAATGATATAAGAAAAGAATGGTATTCCATAGCTCCAAAATATAGAACTAAAAAAAGATTATATGAAATTACAAACAAAAAAGCCCTAACAGATATATATGGAGAATTTGCTATTTGGCTTTGGGGCAGAAAAATCCCCATTGAAATATTCAAGTGCCAAAGATTTATTAGGAAAAGTCCATTAGGAAAATACATTAAGAGATTAGAGATAACCATTGAACAACTCTCTAAACAAAAGGAGTAGATATGGATATTAAAGAAGCGGTAGGGATAGCAACTTTTATGAAGGAGATGTTAGATAGCAAAGAAGCACTAACGCCTCTTGGACTAAGAAATAGAGATGCACTTAGAACCCTCATTGACTATTGTTCTGAGCCGAAAGAGAGAGATATTTGTCCATCTTGTATAAACTATTGTAAGGGCGACTGGGTAATGGATACTTGTCCCAGATATCTTGCTAAAGAACCACCTCAAGACGTAAATGAAGTATATCCTGATTGTAGCAAGATTATAGAAAGACCCACCAAAGAAGTCTCACAGGAGAAAGAGAAAATAAAAGTATATTGTGATTGCATCTACCAACCTTGTTCTATACATACCGACCCTGCCAAAGATGAGCTCTGCCCAAAATGTGGATTGTATACTTGTCTATGTCCACCCACCAAAGAAGTTTCTGAGCCGAAGGTAGATGACCTTATTTATCAACACAAAGGTGGTGAAGATGATGGTTATGGGGGAAAAATAAAACCTGTTACTTGGAAAGAAGCGTATAAGGAACAGGAAAAATATGAAACTTGGGCAATGAAAGAAATGAAAGAAGCCTGTGATAAAATTAAAGTACACCCTGAATGGAAATATGGAGAAAATGCTTACCCTTCGCCTTATGAAAGAGCTATTGTGGCAGGTTGTGGACAGGCAGTAAAACAATTACAAGAGGAACTAATCAAAGCCAAAGAAGTTTCTGAGCCGAAGGTAGAAATGTTGCCCAAGGTAAATAATGAATATCAATGTGAACACGTCAAAGAGAAAATCATTAGAAGTAGTTGCGTCTGGTGTAACTTGACTGTGGCGGAAAAGATAATAGATAGGTTAAAAAGAGAAGCAACAGATAATAAGAAGGTAGGGTTGGAGGAAAAGGCGGTAGAAGAATTATTAGATAATCGCTCAATAGATAGCTGTGAGGATTATTATAACCAAACAAATAGTATAGCCCAATCCATCTGCAATCACTTTAAATTAAGCGTGCCTATAAATAGAAAAAGATTGAAGGATTTAATAGAAATAGCAACTGCAAGAGGAAGCGTGGGAGATGAACTTTCTGAAGTAGAAATAGAGTATTGGGAAAGAGCACTTAGCATTTATGAGGAAAAGCCTGAGCCGAAGGATGAGAAATGTCCCAAAGAAGCAAAGAATGATGTTGATAAATTATGGCAGTTAGTAAAGATACAAGTTGATGACCCCTCAAGTAAGACTGACCCATATATGCGAGGTATGGCTAATGGACTTATTTGTGCTTTAGCAGTATTTAAGAAATGGGAACCTATTTATATTAACAAACCCAAAGAAGTGCCTGAGCCGAAGGTAGAGTTGGAGGAGAACAAAATTTTAGATATGCTTGAAGGGTATGAGTTAAATATAGAGAGGAGTAAAACTAATTCAGAAAGGCGAAGATATAGACTTGAATTAGCTCAAAGATTTTCCCACTTTAAATTAAGCGTGCCGAGTGCTTTGGAAATCCATAGAGTTATTGCTGATATAGGATTAGACCAAGATTGTGAAGAAACAGATAGGATAGCGGATGCAATCCATTCACTATTACTGGAAAGGAGTAAAATATGAAAAACTTTTGCGTTTATATTATAATGCCTATTTGTGTGATTATGATTTTGTTTTGTATTTTTCAAATAGGCAAAAATGTCGGCGAAAAAGCTCAAATAGTCGAAGAAGCATTAAATAATATATCTATTACAAATATAAGCCAAGCCCAAAAGGAGTTGACCGACTTTGCTCAAAACCAGAGGGAGTTCTATAAAAAGACGCATTGAAGATATTAAATACTATCGTATACTCTGGCTTAATAAAAGAATAGATGAACTTGGAGAAAAAATACACGGAAAGGATTTATGGAAGCAAATAAAATTATCGCGGGAGTGGCATTTGTATCATTAATGGTAGTGGGTTGTGTGGCTACCCAATCAGAGATAAAAACTAATATTGTTAAAATCCATAAACACCGATGGGATTATGACACTGGAAGGTGCTGGATTTGCGACGCAAGTTTCAGCCCGATGAAAGTAAAATCAAAAACTGCCCTCCGTTTAAATAAAAATAGTAAGCAAGTTATGATAAATGCCATAATGATAGAGTTTGGTCTTTCTGAACCAGACGCAACTATCCTTTGGGAAAAGTATAAGCGTTCAGAGATTGAAGGTTTTGCAGGATATCTGATAGAAACTAATCCATTTCAAAAAATAGATAGAGTTTATACAGACTTAGTGGAACGAGTAAAAGTGAGAACGAAGATATTGAAGCGAGAAAGGCGGTGATCGTGGGGATACTTGATAGGCAGATTAAACTACCTGCGGTTAAGAAAGTGCAACTGGTCATCGATGATGTTTTTATTCGGCGATGTTTACGTAAACGTAGAATTGGTGATATTAAAAATGTAAACTGGCCCGAAGCACTTAAATCTATTTACAGAGATGCGGAGAAAGCAGAAAATGAATTACTACATATTGAAAGTGTATGCAGAGTAGCCAGGGAAACGCAAATAACCCCTTACAAAGATAAACTCTGGGATATTATAAATAAGTTTTCTATGATAAAGGAATTAGATGAAGAGAATAACAAGCTTGACAAAGAATAAAATATAAGGCATATTATTATTGCACAGAACAAAACAGGTGAGGCTCGCGGCTTAAGAAATCAAGCGGTTGAGCTATTTTGTATTTATATGAGCGAAAAACAATTCAAAGACCGCATAAAAGGCGAAAGTCAAAAGAAAAAAGATAGAGATTATTGTATCCTCGAATTACTTGCATACCAACCAGAATTAACCCAAGACGAAGTTTTAAAATTATTAAATTTAGATTTGACACAAGGTTGCATATCTACAATAGTTAGAAACAATACTCAAGTTTATTTAGATATGGTAATGAAACTTAATCCTTTGGTGTTAGAAGAAGGCAGAGTTTTAGAGTTAATTGCAATGTATCGACGTAAGAAAAATTTAGGAACTAAAAAAGATATTACTGATATTCTTGAACAATTACGCAGAGAAATAAAAGGCGATAAACCTGTAATAGACCAGTCTCAACATTTACATTTGACTAACAATATAAACTTAGAAGAATTTAGAAAACTCCCAGTGCAGGATAAAATAAGAGATATTCTAAACCGTAAATGACAATAGACGAAAATTTAGATTTACGAAAAGAGTTTCATATAAACTGCGTAAACAATAAAGAAGCGGAAGCTAAAGCAATAGATTTATTCAAGACTGATATAGTAAGCTTCTTTAATCTATGCTTATTCACTTACGACCCGCGCCAACAAATAAAAGACCAGCCATTCATACTTTATCCATTCCAAGAAGATTATGTTAGAAAAGTTAATCAATATATAATTGAGGGCAAATCATTGCTAACCGAGAAGTCCAGAGATATGGGAGTTACCTGGATGATACTTGGGGTATTCTTATACCGTTGGATGTTTTATGATGAGAACTTCTTAATAGGTTCACGTAAACAAGAACTCGTTGATACACTCGGCAACATAGAAACCTTATTTGAACGCTTACGATATATGATTAACGGAATGCCATTATGGTTAATTAGGGCTTGTGGTATTAATAAATTAGACACCAAATCATTTATGAAGATACATAAACCTAATCAAGCCTCGATAATAGGCGAGTCTACAAACGTAGACTTCTCAAGGCAAGGTAGGTTTAACGCGATATTGCTGGACGAATTCGCATCTTGGGATGTGGCGGAGCAAGCCTGGACTGCCGCGGGTGATACCGCACCAAGCAAGTTCGTGGTTTCAACTCCGAAAGGCAACCACAATCACTTTGCGCGCCTCAAGAAATCTGGCCAGATAGAGACTATAAGTTTACACTGGCACGTTCATCCTAATAAATCCCAAGCTTGGTATGAACAACAGAAAGCAATTCGTCCAGCAAAAGATATAGCTCAAGAGCTTGATATAAATTATACAGTATCAGCAGGTGACCCATTCTACGCAGGGTTTATACGTGGTATGCACTCTCGTAAGCTTAATGTTATAAGTTCTAAAGAACTGATATTAGGATGGGACTTTGGATATTGGCATCCTTGCTGTGTAATCTCGCAAATTTCTGATATAGGTAGGTGGCATATACTTGATTGTGTATTCGGAGAGAAGGAACTTATTAAAGATTTCGCAGATAAAGTAGTATTATTTTTAAATCAGAATTTTCCTAAATATCCGATAACTAACTATGGTGATCCTGCAGGCGAGCAGGTAAACGATAAATCAACCAAGACTTCAGCTATGTGGGTGGAAGAAATTACAGGAGTTCAGGTTATATCTAAAGCGAGCAATAGTTATATGACTAACTATACAGCTCGTAAAAACATAATCGAGATGAGATTAAAACAGTTAATAGATGGCATGCCTGCTTTACTCGTAAATGATATACCCAGAAACCAGGTTATTATAGAAGCATTTGAGGGTGGCTGGCATTATCCTGAAGGCAATCGACATGGCTATATTTTAGAGAAACCAGAAAGGGAAAATTTTTATGAACATCCGATGAATTGCATTGACTACATCGCCGTCAATGTGTTCTCGCCGATTCAAGAAACAAAACAATCAAATAGCGATGTAACATATAAAGTTGTCGGTGATCTGGGCGATGTGAGAATTTCCTACGAGGAAGAAGAAGACCGTTATAGTGAAAATTACATAAGGAGGCAGCATGTCTAACGGGAATGGCGACACCCTAAAACCAATAGAACCAATAATCCCAGAGTCTAAAGACTTACATATGGAGATAACTTTCAAAGAAGGGAAGGGTATTGAAGTCAAAGGCCCAGGTAATGGTGATATGTATAATGAACCAATCTGCCTCTGGATGCTTGACAAAGCTAAAGACTTCATTAAAGACCATGATACTAAAGTCAGTATATCAAAAGTTCAGCTTGTTAAACCTAATATTCTTAACCGTATGGGTGGCGCATTTGGGAAACATAAATAGTTTAGACTTAAATTTACTACCCGAAGAAGTCTTAGCCTTACAGCAAGGCACTTACGGCGAAGCCGCTAACCAGCCTTACGAAGTAAAGAAGATGGTTATGCAGTCTGCTATAAACCGTCTCTTAAGCGGTAAGACTAAAGAGTTTGGAAGGACGATACCAGAAATCCTAAATAAAGGCTACTATGCCGTAAAGAATAAAAATAAACCGTATACAGAAGCCCTATCCGGTAAGTTCAATAACCCATTAAGCCAAGAGGCTTGGAAAGAAACACAGCAAGTCTATAATGACATAATGAAAAATAGGGACTTTGGCAATGCGATGTTTTATTTCAAACCGCAGGAAGTGGAAAATATCATGAGTAATAAAAATGGCAAGAAGATATTTAACTTTAGTAAGGTCGTGCCGTTAGGAACGGTCGGGGAATATTCGGTTTTCACATACCCCTCAACGAGGCATAATAAGAGATGATGGATATTACAGAACATTTACAGATATTAATGGTCAAAAATTGGGTAGATACTTCTATAATGTATAGAAGTTATAAATTAATTGTATTTCCAGAGCTAACAGATGATAAAATTTGGTGGGGAAAAAACGAGGCATAATAAGAGATGAAAGCTTTAACTTTTAACGAAATTAAAGAGATTATAGATAAATGCCCTTGGCACTTTTTAAAAGCAGAAGTCCTTAAAGCTATTAAGAGCAAATTTGATGAACCTGAATTTGGGCAAGTTATCAACGAAGATATTAGTATAAACAAAATATTGGGCAATGAATGATGAATGAAATAGTCCTTGACATTATATTAGATGTGATAGGCAAAGAAGATGGTGATACAGTTTCTATAACTTATTTACATAATATATTAGAAGAAGTATTTAAAGACTCAAAATATAAATTAGAGATAATCCCTTGTGTAAATGGGCATTATAAACTATTATTGAAATTAACAGAGAAATGATTAACTCCTGTGATTGGATTTCAGATTTTGAACTGCGATTTAATCATAACCAAGAGCTTATGAACATACGAACTAATAAGTTATTCGGCAAGTTAGAAATAAACTTTCAGTCGGGTGTGCCTATAAACTGTAATTTTACTAAGCATATACCAGCTGTTAACATACAAACTAACCTTAACAAAAAGGAGGCTTAAAATGGGATTGTGGAGCAAGTTATTTATTAAGCAAACGGATGTCAATGAATTACAGGCTGAATATGAAAAGACTGTAAAGGCATTGAGGGTTACGAAAGAAGAACTTGAAGATTTGAAGCTCAAGAAACGCCTTGAGCAGGAGGAAATAAAGCACATGGTTAAGATTAACGAGGAACGGAAAGATAGTGAGGTTGCAAAGAAACAAATTGAGCTTGAAAAGAAATATAATGAGGATTTAAATAAATTCAGGGAAGAACAGACTGCGGCGCTATTACAGTTGACTAAAGAATTACACGGTAAACTTGAAGGACGCTTTAATGTAGAACTTGGGAACCTTAAAGAAATATACCAGGCTTTAATGGCAAGGCTTCCTAACGTGAACTTGACATTAGAGAAAAGGTTAAGATAATGGGAGAAATAGATAAGGAATTATTACGATATTATCAGACATTGGCACAACAGCAAATACAAGCTCCACCTCTGGCTCAATCACCTTATCAAGGTATTGGCATAGGTATGTTAGGTAGTGCTTTAGGTGGTTGGGGTAATGCAGCTACTTCAACAACGCAAGATTGGCAACAGGCATATCAACAACCAGTGTTACCAGTGTCAATGGGCAAACAACACTATAGGCAAACAATAAAATTTAACCGTATAAACGAAGTTGTAGAAATGCGAGAATGTGATAATTTTGTAGAACCATTAGACGAATTGAGGGTGAAAGTGGCAACGTGGCTGTATAACTAAATAATCGCCTAACTGTAACAAAACAGAGGGTTAATTGATTCGTGAGTTAATATCCCTATTCACGAGTTGGTTAACCCTTTTTTATTATATAGGAGAAAATAATGCCAAAAGGTGTGTATATAAGAACTCATGAAATTAAACGTAAACCTATGACAGAAGAAACAAAAAGAAATATAAGTCTTGCTAATAAAGGTAGGAAACTTTCAGAAGAACATAAATTAAAACTAAGTATTATAAATAAGGGTAAAAAACATAGTATTGAAGCGAAGAAAAATATGAGTATTGCTCATAAAAATATAAAACTTTCAGAAGAACAGAGAAGAAAACTTAGTGAAGCTTGCAAAGGAAGTAAATCTCCTAATTGGAAAGGTGGCAGAAGCACAGCAGAAAGACGACAATATTTCGATATAAATTATAAACTATGGAGGGAAGCAGTTTTTGATAGAGATTTATATACTTGTCAGAATTGTGGTTTAAGTGGAGTTTATATAACTGCTCATCATATAAAATCTTGGAAAAATTATCCAGATTTAAGATATATAGTTGATAATGGCAAAACCTTATGTGAGGATTGCCATAAAAAAACAGATAATTATAAAGGTAGAGCAAAGAGAAACAATTTTATATGAGTTCAATGACATCAGGAAATTTTCAAGAAATAGTTAAACCAGGAGGGAATATGCCTTTAAAACGTGGTAAGAAGAATATCGGAAAGAATATAAGTGAACTGGTGGAATCAGGCAGACCACAAAAGCAAGCGATCGCAATAGCAATGAGTAAATCTGGCAAGTCAAAGAAACCAACAATCGCTCCAGAAGAACAGAAATATTTGAATAAAAGAAAGTCAAAGAACAAAACATCACATTATAGGAAATAATGGATATTGAACTATTAAAGCAAGAGTTACTTAGAAGATTAGCGCCTCCAAGCGTAAAGACGCCTATTGGGACTATTCCAAGCGCTGTTATGGCTCCGCTTCATTATGGAGCTTTGGGCCCGATAGCTCCTGAAACTAACCTTGCCACCAACACTCCTCAAGGTTTAGACACTATGAGAGCAATACTCGCTATTGCTATGGCAGGGCAGGCAGGTCAGCAAGGATTACAACAGTTACAGGGTGGTATGCTTCAGAATAGATATAACGCTGGTGTAGAAGGCGCTTATAGTCGCTTACCCGAAGGATTGTTCAATCCTGCTCAATCTGGCGCTATCAAATCAAGATTAGGCGATTATGTAGCAGGTCGTATGCCTGAACTAAACCCAAATCTAACTTCTATGTATAGCGGCGCTGGAGTGCCTGCGAAGGTAGGGCAGACAATACCATTTAATCTAAGAACGCCTCAATTACTATCTTTATTATCTCAAGAAGTGGCTACACCTAACCAGATACTTGGATTTTTAAGTGGCAAAGTCAGGAAGTCAGAACTTGAAGGATTAGGCATACCACAATTCCTTGAAGGCAAATCTAAAGTTACTAAACAAGAATTGCTTAAACATATAGAACAGTCTACCCCGCAGATAGAGGAAGTGGTGAAGGGGGGAAAACCAGTTGATATAGGTTCATTAAAAAAGGCTTTTCAAGAAACAAGCAAAGATTATTGGGTATTAGGAACTGAAATAAATCAATATGTTATTGAGAAAAAAGGAAGTCAATTTGTAGCACTTAGATTAAAACCTCCTGCAGAAGCTACGACCTATGCTGATGCGGTTCAAATAATTGGAAAATATCTCTCATTCCAAGACGCCCAAAACTCGGTTATATCAGAAGTCTTATCACAAAAGCCGACTGGAATAACTTCTGCTAAATTCTCCCAATACCAACTTCCAGGCGGTTCTAATTATAAAGAGGTGGTGGTAAAGGCACCAACAGAGGGAATGGTTGGCCCTCGTATAATTAAATATGATAGCATTGATAGAATGTTTCGTGCCTATGATAAAAATGGGAACATGGTTGGTGAAGCTAAAACTCAAGATGAACTTCAAGGTGATGTTTCCGTCAAGGCAGGAAATTTCAAATCCTCTCACTGGGACGAACCTAACCCCTTACTCCATCTGCGTAAAAACGATAGATTAACCGATAAGAAAGAAGATGTATCTTTCTTAGAGGAATTGCAGAGTGATTGGGCGAAAACTGCTCGTAGCGGTGGACAATATAAAGTAGAACCTGCAACCAACTTGCCTGGAAATCAATGGTGGGTTACTGATACTATCAATGAAAGTGATGTAGGCAGGGCATTTGACACTAAACAAGAAGCACAAGATTGGGTTAATCAACACCAATCACCTTCCCATCCCCTCCTCAAAAACTGGCAGGAACTTGGAATAAAGAAATGGTTAATGGATAGTGTCAATGAAGGCAAAAAGTATATCTCTTGGACTACTGGTGAACAACAGGCAGATAGGTATGATTTAGCAACTGTTTTAAATGAAGTTAAATGGAACAAAAGTGAATGGCATGGTAGAGAAACAAAAGCAATAGATTTAATTGAAAAAGAAGGACATAATATTAATTTAGAAATAGAAAAAGATGGAACTATTATAGAAACTTGGGGAGGTCATGCAGATTGGCGTGGTAGAAAAATAAATGAAGTTATTGGAAAAGGAATTGCTGAAAAAATAATAGAAAATCCAAAAGGTAAATTATCAGGTAAAGGATTAAGTTTTGGTGGCGAATGGGCTAAGAACCTATATGATAAACAGATACCAAATATACTACGGGATTTAACAGGTGGAAAGATAACTGAAATCTTGATGCCTACTGGAACTAAGAAAGACGGTAGCCCAGTCTATCTTAAACAGCCAGCATTAGAATTAACACCAGAGATTAAAGATGATATTAAAAAGAAAGGTTTTGACTTATTTTCAGCTTTACCTAAATACGAAGCTGAGAGTTTTGCTAATATAAAGAAACAGAAAGAACCGAAATCGATACACTACAGAGTCTGAGGTAAACTATGGGACAAGAAAAAGTAAGTCATTATAATACGAAGTCAACAGCAGATAATAGTTTAAAGAAAACCGAGACTTTAGAGCCAATTGTAATGTTCGTTAAAGACTCTTGGGAGTCTTGGGACGCTCATTGGGGTAATAAGTTACAGGAGTTTGAGCGTTATTACGATCAATGGATTGGCGTAAAACCCAAGCGTGATGAGGAATGGCAATCACAATTTCATAAGCGATTATCTTGGCAAGCAGAAAAGACACTCGTTGCAAGGTATCATTCAGCATTATTCCCGACTTCAGCTCCCATAGATACAGACTCTACCGAGGTAAATGACGAACTTCAGGCGCTTGTAGGTAAATCAATGGTCGCTCACTGGTTCAAGATAGGCTTAATCAGTAAAGAATTTCTGTCAGGTATGCGTTCAGCCGCTATCTATGGCACAGGATTATTTGAGGACGAGTGGTATCAGAAAGTAGATACAGTCCCAGAGGAAAAAGATGTCCAGGAGCCAGATTATCGCCCTATGGTATTACCTGATGGCAACCGTATATTCGATGAAGAAGGCAATGTCAGGACAGAAGAAGTAGGAATTAAGACTGTTAAGAAACTCCAATGGAACAAAAAGATAGTAGAAGATAGATATAAAATGAAGAAAGCGAGTATATTTTCTTGGCGAATACACCCTAACAAATTAAGTGATGATGATGACTTCCCAGTTATTAAACAGGAGTTTGTAACCTATAATGACTTGAAACGTAAGGAAACAAAAGCGAAGGCTATGGGCTATTCTGCTTTCGATAATATGGATTTAATAGAAGAAAGTATCTTCGGTGATAATAAAGACCTTAAACGTTTAGAAAAAGAAGGCGAATATAAAGATGATAAGAACCCGCGCATAGAGTTACTGCATTACTGGGGATTTTATAGCGATAGCGAAACTGATAGAGAAGGAAAAACTAAATCTAAAGGCGAAGAAAAGAAGATGTGGATTACGATTGCTAATCGCCAGTATCTAATACAGAAGAAGGAAAATCCTCGTTGGGATAAGAAACCTCCTCTCTTTCATATAGTCTGGACTGAAGATGAGAAGCCATCTTATTACGGCATAGGTGTAGTCCAGATAGGTAAAGACGCGGAAGATAGGGCTAATCTTAATGTAAATATCCGTAGTGATATGAAGAAGAAACTCTTAAAAGGCGGAGGCTGGTATAACGCTTTAGATAAAAAGATTAAAAAGAAAGAGTTACAGACTGCTGTTCCTGGGCTTTGGAAATCTTGCACTGACGTTGATAAGGCGGCAAGACCTGATATTCCAGTTACTTTAACCCCTGATGATTACAAAGAAGAAGAAACAGCAGTCAATGATCATAGAGAAATAACTGGAGCTACCGCTTCGCTTCAACCCACAGGAAACCAGAAAGACTTACCAGATACTTTAGGTGGTATGCAAATGATGTTAAGTCAGTCTATCCAAAAATTAAAACCTGACTTAGTAATGATGGAGTTAATGGGAGTCAGACAGATCGCTAATAGGGCTTTTATACTTACAAGGCAATTCTTTAAACAGAATAAGGCTATAGAGCTTATAGCAAGTCAGGATGAGTTAAAGCAATTAGGGGTGAGTAAAGTCTATCAGTATACGCCAGGGGCAATTACACAAAACCTTAACTTCTTCTGCACAGGGTTAAGTGAGAGTATAGATAAAGCCCAGAATATAGATAAACTTACCAAGTTAATGGAACTCACTGCTAAAATACCTCCAGCTCAAGCGATTACAAACTATCCTAATATTATAAAGAGAATTGCTTTATGGCTTGGATTAGAAGATGTAGAAGATTTTATAATGATAAATCCGAATATGCCGATGCAGCCAATGCAACCACCTCAGCCAGCGGGCTTACCGCAAGGGGCGCCAGGGCTTCCTCAAGGAGCTCCACAGGGCTTGCCTCAAGGAATGCCTCAACCTCCGCAAATGGGTGGACAAGGGATGCCGCCAGGAGGCAATGGCGGACTCCCTCCGCAGATACTTGCACTTTTAGCACAGAAACTTATGCAGCAAAGAATGCAACAGCCACAAGGTATGCCACAAGGTATGCCTAACAGAATGCCCTAACTTATGAGATAGGCGGGCAAAAAGGAGATTTATGGAACCGAATAACCCAAATCCTAATCCACAGGTTAATCCTGCGGCAGGTGCGGCTTCGGCAGGTAATCAACCACCTCAGCCGACACCGTATGAAGAAGTGATGAAAGCAAAGAATTTTAAGAGTAATGATGACTTTGCTAAAAGCTATCGTGAAGCTGAGACAGAACTTGGAAGGACTAAAAATGTAGTCAATACAGTAAAGACTCAGGTAGAACAACAGTCGCAAGGCAGTTTAACGGTAGATGATAAAGGGAATGTCATACCAAGACCTGGCTATGTAGCTCCTCAAGGGCAACCTCATTATCAAGCGCCAGAGGAACAAGAGATTATTTATGACCCTTACACAGGAAAGCAGATTACCGACCCTTTACAAATTCAGTTAGCTAAAATGCCCACAGGGCAGCGGGAAGCGTTTATTTTTAACGCTATGCTTGAACATAGAGACCAATTACAAACTCAGAGTTTTGGAATTGAGAATGAGGTTTTAGGTTCTGCTGAAGCTAAAGGATTTGAAGAAGATGTTAAAAAAGAAGTAGCTGCTGTTCCCTTACAGTATAGGGCAAATAAAAAGACTTGGGAAGATGCTCTTTTAAGAGTCAAAGGCAGGAAGTTTGATGAGATGAGAAAGAATGCCGCAGCTCAAGGAGTTAATGATTTTCTAAATACTCAGTCAAATCAAGGATTACCTCCTGCTGGTGGTGGCGGTTCTGGAAGTCCGCTATCCCCAGAAATGGAAACAAGTTTTCAGGAATATCGCAGGAGATTTCCTAACTCTAAAGCGGCGAATGATAGGAATGTATTTTTACAGTTTACTAAACCAGATGGTGGGAGGAGTTAATGGAAAACGAAAAATCTACTCCGTCCAATTCGGAAGATACATTAAAACAATTTAAAGAACAAATGCAAAAACAAGGACAAACAGGAAGTGCGAACATAAATCATTTAACTGGTGGAGTTTGCCCTCATTGTGGATATTGTCCTACTTGTGGCAGACCATATAGAGATTATAATTATCCATATTATCCTTCAATTCAACCTTATTATCACGGAGGAGCAATATGTTAAAAGGAAATTATGGGTCATCCATCGCCAACAGCTAAACAAGGAAATATTTATTCAGAACCTCTTACTAAAGGGCTTCATAGAGATTTAGGCCCTTATAAAGAAGCAGGCTTTGTTTACTGTAAACAGTGCGGATTTATTTGCAATACAAGTCGGGATGCAAAGGATTTCACAGAATACGCAGGAGAAACTATAACGAGTGGGAATTATTTAACCAACGGCTCGTTTGAAAATTGGACAGGTAGCACTCTGGATAGTTGGACAGTAACTGGAACTATAACTAAAACCTCAACTTCAGGATATTTTGATAAATCTGATGATGGAAGTTATAGTATACAGATTACCAGAAGTGGCACTACTAAATCCTTAACACAGTCTTACGCAACACCTTCTAACCTTAATTCTAAGACAGTTTCATTTAGGGCGAGGGTGAAATGCTCCACGAAAGACGTAATTAGATTAGGTTTAAAAGTAGGTTCTACTACTTACTATTCTAATTATAATCGTGGGCAAGAGATGTTTGAGGATATATCGGTAGTAGTCATTTGCCCAGCTTCAGTAAGTTCTATTGATGTCTATATATACGCGGATAACGCGGATGGCACAGCCTATGTTGATTGTGCCATGTTAATGAGTAACGGAAATGCGACTGAAGCGACAGGAAATAGTGGATGCCCCCAATGTGGGAGCTTCAATTATTACTGATGAGACTTACTGTTATACTCTTAATCGCTTTAGGGAACAGTTAAAAGGAGAAATAAAATGATTAAAGCTAATGAATATGGTAGCGGAGAAATAAAACTGCCTATATATAGCGCTACGAATGTGATAGTAGCTGGTGAAGCTCTGATTTGGGGAGTAGATGGTAATGGTACAGATACCACAGGGTTGATACTTTCTGCTAATGCAGGAGTAGACGCTTTTGCAGTAGCGTTAGATGTTCCAGCAGTACAGACAACTCATATCGGGACACCAGTAGTATATCAGGCGTTAGTACAGATAGTCCAACCAGTTAATATCTGGAAGGCTTATTACGATTTAACCGCTTCTACTGATTTAGATGTTTCCAGCTCAACATCAACAATTGTTACTACAGCGGCACATGATGACAATGCTGATGGCGGATGGCTTTATATCAATTCAGGAACAGGCGCAGGACAGTTAAGGTATATTAAGGCGGCTGATGGCATGACTTATACTGTAAGTTCAGCATTTACAACTACACCAGATAATACATCTGATTTTATTTTAATCAGGCACGTTGGTATTCATGCGGCTGGTGGAAATATCCTGAACTCAGATAGGACAAAACTATTAGCTCAGCTTGATGGCTCAGCGACAAGTGAAATTATAGTATTGAAGAATTTTATTGAAGGGCCGTTCGGAAGGTTAGAACTTGACCCAACACTAAATTCAATACTCACCTCTGCTGATAACCTCAACACTCGTGGAGTTCGTTTTTCAAGTTTAGTAGTATTTAGTGATACTAAAATCTCAGCAATGGGATAACAGTAGGATAACAGAAAGGGAATTTTATGGGAGCACCAATGACTTCTGGTAGTTTTACCAATGTAACTACAGTTGGTATACGTGAAGTCTTTTTCAATAGCTATGATGAAGTCATCAGTAAAGAAGCTATGGTGCCGAGAATATTCGGGATGTCCAAATCTTCTAAGCAGAATGAATATGCTTTATCAGTTTCTGCGTTAGGGGATTACGAAGATTTTACGGCAACAGGACAGCTTACTTATGATGACATCGCAGAAGGCTATAAAAAGACGTTTACTCACAATGAGTGGACAAAGGCGTTTAAGATTAGAAGGGCTTTAAAAGACGATGACTTATACTCGATTTTTGATAACTTGGTAAGTCAGCGTGGAACAGCAGCCGCAAGAAGTAGGGAAAAGCACGGTGCAGGTGTATTCATCGGAGCTTTTGCAGGGACAGGCGGCCCTGATAGTCTTTCACTTTGCAATTCTGCTCATACATCAACTGTAAGCGGTGTATCAACACAGAGCAACACAGGCACAGACACTTTATCTAAAACGACTGTTTCCTCAGCTCGTTTAGCCATGATGAAATTCAATGGCTTGAATGGTGAGAGAATAGGCGTGATGGGAGATACATTAATAGTCCCATTAGATAAAGAAGAAGATGCTTGGGTAATAATCAGTTCAAAAGGCGAACCTGAAACAGATATAAACAATGCTAACTTTCATTACGGGAAATATAAGTTAATCGTATGGCCAGATTTAACAAGTCAATACGATTGGTTTATAGTGGACTCAAGATTGCAAAAGAAGAGCTTGTTATGGTTTGATAGGGTTGCGCTTGAACTGAACGAAGATGTAGCATTCAATACCTACGAATCCAGATATTCAGCTTATATGAGGTATTCATATGGTTGGATTGACTGGACATTCGTGTATGGCAACGATGCGACATCCTAAGGGAGGCCGCCAATGAAAAAAATTGTAGTCCTCCTTTTAATCGGAACTTTTTGCTTCGCTGGATTAGCGTATGGAGCAGACTGGTCTAAGTATGAGTCGGGCACTAATAATGTCAGGGTAGATGGTTATCAAGGGCAGCCAGGGTATATAGCTTTTACTGATGGTAACGGAACAGTATTAGGATATATCTGGATGAGAACATCTGATGGGCAACCATTATTTTGTTCTAAGGCTGCTATTGATTTAACTACTACTAAATTGACAGATGATTTAGGCGTACTATTAAAGTAGTGAATTAAGGGCGGGGCATAAACAGCCCCGCTCTAATTTATGAAGAAAATAATAATATTACTTATAGCTTTAACTGGGATATTTACTTTTAAGATGGAAAACATAAATAGATTTAATACACCTCAATTAGCATTATTTGTATTCTCATTCGGGATATTAGGAAGTTATCTTATATGCCGTTTCAATAAGTATCTTGGTTATCTTGCAGGGTTGTGCAGTTTGATGTTTTTAAAAACTATGCTATTCCAGCAGGCTCCAGATATATTTCTATATGAAGCAGGATTAGCGGGATTTTGCATATTCGGAATTTATTATTTTACAAGAATATTAAATTTACAGGAAGATATACTAAAATGGTTTCTAATTCCTGCTATTCTAAATATATTTTTAGTAATAATACAGGTATTTGACCACAACGCTATAAGGATTCTTCCAGTTCAAGGATTGAGCGGCTTCTTAGGTAATCCTGGCGTAACAGGTGCATTTTTAGGCATAACTACACCACTCTTTATACGATATTTTAGGCATGGATTATGGTTTTTAGCGTTAGCTTTACTCTTATGCGGTTCTACAACTGGGATTATAGCAGGGCTTTTAGCAAGCGCATTCTATCTATATTATACTAATAAGAAATATTATAACTTAGTAATGTTAGTTATATGTATGTTAGTAACTTTAGTTTCAATTACATTCCTGATGAGTAAGTGGAATTACCTTATGACAGAATTTTGGCAGAGGTTAATATTCTGGGCAGGGACACTCGATGGCATAAAACATAACCCTATACTTGGTTGGGGCGTAGGTAGTTTTGAACCAATAATAGCGACTATACCACAAGCAGAAAGTTATTATTTGGGAGGGTGCTTTAATTACGCTGGGGCGATAATGAATAACCCTCATAACGAGTGGCTTTTAGGATGGTGGCAGTTAGGAATAGGATTTCCGATACTTGTAAGTATGTATCTATTTGATTTACATAAATATATAACAGAGAACAAAGCTTTATCATTTGCGATAATAGTCGCTTGTTTAATAACAAGCTTTACATATTTTTTCAGCTATCCTGTATGGATGATAGCAATGCTTAGTCTTGCAATATATGAAAATGGTAATTCAAACAAGGAGGCTTTACATGTCTAAGAAGAAAGAAACAAAAACAGCGTCGGAAAGTGAAGTTGCAGAAACTATCACTGATGTAAGTGAAATTAAAGTAAAGCGTGATAAGTTAATAGCAGAACTTAAACCACATCTATTATCTAAATCTGTTATTAAACGAGGTGGCCCAGCGATAAGAGTAAAGTATGAACAGGAAAAAGGTTATATCGCTAATGTTCAAGAGATAAACGAACTCGGTTTACAAATAGGCGAGGCTCCTGTTAGTTTAGGTTCACTTAGAGGTGAATAATGTATTTAATAGTAAAAAGTAAATCACGAGAAGTAAGCCATATGTCTAAAGACGAGCTTCACCATAGGAGAAAGTTCATAGAGAGCGGTTTAAAAGAAACTATATTTTCTAAAGACAAGATGGAACAGCGAGACTGCCACGATGAAGACCATGAGAATAAACGCGTAAAAGAATATGACGCGTGGAAACAGTCTAAAATGACTGATGGCACAACCCATGAGCAGGCGATGAAAGAATGGTCAACTATAAACAAAACTTTTAAGAAACTTGGAGAAGAAGGAAATTTGCATAACGCAGACCAACTACGAAACAAAAAATCAGTTAAATATAATTAAGGAGGATTAAATGGCAGCTTTAACAGTAACTAAAACGACTTATGGTTTTAGATGCACAGGCGGAGTAACAGAAACATCAATTTCTACAGATAAGCAATGGGTATATAAATTTTCCTATATACCAGCGACTAATTCAAATGCAGTTACTATAAAAGATAAAAATAGCAACTCTATTGATAAAATTATAGGAGCGACTGCGGCTACAAGTTACGAGAGAACATTTAGAAATATAGGGGCTTGTTTCGATGGTTTGCTTGTAACTTTGCAGGGTGCTTCTGACGAGTTACATATATTCACAGTTTAAGGAGATAATATGTCACCCTTTATCCATTCACAAGGTCTTAATTTTTACGCACAGTTTTTAGAAGTTAGAAGGAGACTGGCGGAAGTGAGCCCAAGCTTCTGGGTAGATCTGGAACTCTACAACTGGCTTAACCAGGCCCAGCAAGATATAGCAATGAAAGCAAGGTGCCTTAAAAAAGCAGTTACAGTAACTACAACCTCTGGCACACAAGAATACGATTTAAAGACTTCTACAAACGCTTTTCAGGACATTATAGACATATCTGAAGATGGGGTTAGCTTTAAGATAGGCGGCACTTCTTGGGATACTCTTAAATATACTACTAAAGCTCAGCTTAATATAGACCAACCAAACTGGAGAAGCGCGTCAAGCGGGACTCCGATGAATTACTACTACGATAAAGCTTCTAAAACGATAGGACTCTATCCTAAACCTAACGCAAGTAATGCAGGTGCTTATCTATTGATTGAAGGTATCTATATGCCGAGAATATTAAACGCAGGACTTGCTTCGGCAGGAGCAGCGACTACTCTTACATTAGCCACAGGTTCTGCGACTCAACCTTATGGTTCTAGTGTAGATGATTATTACAATGATTTATATATGGAGCTTTATTCAGGGACAGGAATAGGCGAAAGAGCCAAGATAACTGATTATGTAGGTTCAACTAAAGTCTGTACAGTAAACTTCACTACTACACCTACTACATCAAGTTATTATGGTATGGTGAGTGAATTGCCTGAAACTGCACATCCGCTTATGATTCTTTATACTCTTGGTCGGTCGTGGAGCAAGGGGGGGATTCGTAGCCAACTTGGACAACTTTTTATGCAACAGTATTTTCAAGAGTTAGGGCAGTTTATAAGCGATTATGAAGAAACTGACGATGATAGCGTGATACGAGATGCTTACAGGAGTTAATTATGCCTAAATTGTATCAGGTAATTGATCAAATCGAAAACGTTGGCGACTCTAAATATATCCCTGATTTTTCTATGGGATTAAATACTACTGCCGCTAACGAGAAGCTTTTAGATAATGAGTCTATAATTAGAAAGAACTGGTCTCAAATTGAACTCGGAGCTATTAAAAAGGTAACAGGTTTCACTAAAAAGAACGCTACGAAGATAGGTGATGCGGCAATTACAGGATTATTCAGAGTTTATCAAACAAGCGGGACTACTAAACTTTTAGCCAAATGCGGCGTCGGACTTTACTATTCGAATGATGATGGAGCTACATTTACAAGAGAAGCAGGCACAGTAGCTTTTACTACAGGTGAATTTGTAACAGGGGTCAACTATAACGACTTATTCTTTTTTACCGGATTAACAGATGGTTTATATAAATTTACGCCAGGGACTAATACTGCCGCAGCAACTACAAGCGCGCCTACAGATAAATGTAGATTTCTATATAAACGAGTAGATAGACGTTTAATAGCTATTAATAACATAGTTAATGGCTCTACTCTTTATTATTCAAAGATAGACCCTACTGGCGCAGCCGCAGATGACTGGAGCGCTACTAATGACGCTGGTTCAATAGCCATAGACGGCGCTAAATCAGAATCTTTAACTGGTGGCGCGACTTTCGGAGCTTATGACATAGTGTTTAAAGATGGCACTGCTTTTAAAGTCTGGGGTTATCCTGCTCCGCAAGCACAGAAAATATCCGGAGCGCCAGGATGTCCAGCGCCTTATTCAATAGCTCAAGGCAAAGGTTTAATGTTCTTCTTATCACAAGACGCAGTCTGGATGTATGATGGCACACGGTTTATCAAGATTTCAGACCAGATTAATTCACTTATAAAACTAATAAATCCAACTTATATACAAAATGCTTTCGGAGTTTACAGAGAAGGGCTTTACTGGTTATTTTATACCTCAACAAGTGATACTACAAATAAGGACTGCTTAGTATATGATGTCGACCATTCTAATCCATACGAGGGTAAAAATATCTGGTATGAAAGAGATGCTTTAAGCATGAACTGCCCGATAGTTTTTGATGGCGCGACTGACGCTAATGAGTTATTTGCAGGCACTTCACAAGCCACGGGATTTGTTTATAGATTAGATTTCTCCTCAACAGGGGCTGATGATACTGCTAATATCGCAGGCACTTACCAGACTAAGTATTTTGATATGGGATTACCTCATGTGATTAAAAGATTTTCTAAAGTGAGGTTACGATATTATTCAGCCACAGGGAGTTTAATAGTAACTTGGTATACAAATCGTGGAATTACAAGTGGAAGTTTTACAATAGATACATCTCCTACTGGAACTGCTTTAGGGGCTTTTATATTAGGCACTGATACTTTAGCTGAAGATACAGAAACATCAGTTACTACACGTTTACCAGACAACGCAGTAGGAAAAGATATATCAATAAAAATATACCATACGGACATAGGTTCACAGCCGATAATTAGAAACTTGCAACTGGACTACGAATACTTATATGAATTGTGAGGAATAAGAATGTTTACAAAAGGACATAAAATAAATGTAGGAAGAGTTTCTTGGAATAGAGGTGGCACTATTCCAAAGGAACAAAAAAGAAAAATAAGCGAAAATCATAAATGTAAAAAACCTGATTTTATTCATCCTTTAAAAGGTAAGGTAGGCCCAATGAAAGGTAAACATCATTCTCAAGAAACCATAGAAAAAATGAGAGAAAGATTTAAAGGCAAACCAATATCTGAAGAACATAAGAAAAAAATATCTGATTACTGGAAAAATAATAAACCAAAACATCCTAACTGGAAAGGCGGTATTACTCCTTTATATAATTTAATAAGACATTTAGAAGAAAATAAGAACTGGCGAGATACTATTTTTAAACGAGATAATTATACTTGCCAAGAATGTGGAAAAAAAGGAAAAATACAAGCACATCATATTAAAAGATTTAATATAATTCTAAAAGAATTTCTGCAAGTTTACAGTCAATTTTCTCCCATAGAAGATAAAGAAACTTTAGTTAGATTAGCAATAAATTATCAACCTTTTTGGGATATAACCAATGGAAAAACATTATGCAATGATTGTCATGATTTAACAAGAAACTTTATAATTAGACCACAAGATATTAGAAAGGCGGAGGCTTATATGAGCTCTAACAAGGAGATATTATGAAAAATAGGTTATTAGAAAAGATTTGTATTATAACTATCGGCGTATTTATATTAGGCGGTATAGCTTATGGGCTTAATATATCCCGTGTCAAGACTTGGAGTGCAGAAGTTCTAACTCATACTGACCTTAACGCAGAATTTGACAACATACTAAATCATCAGATAGGAACTGCTGATATAACCGATGGGACTATAGTCAATGCTGATATATCTACTACTGCCGCAATAGTAGCTTCAAAAATAGACTTTACTACTGCTTCCGCTATCGGTTCAACATCTGCTTCAACTGGGGCATTCACGACTTTGACTGCTTCAGGGGCTACGACCTTAAACGGTGATACTACCATAGGTAACGCCACAGGCGACGCTTTAACTTTTCATCCTTCCGCTTGGACACTTACAAATGCGGTAACAGTAACAGGCACTTGGACAAATTTAGGAACAGTAACTACCGTTGCTATAAATGGCGGGACGATTTCTGGCATCACTGATTTAGCGGTAGCCGATGGTGGCACTGGTTCATCAACTGCTTTAGCTGCAAGGGCTGCTTTAGGTTTAGCGATAGGCAGTGATGTCCAAGCATATAATTCTAACCTTACTGCCATTAATCAAGCTCTAACTACTACCTCAAGCCCAACATTTGGGACAGTAACAGCCGCTTTGACTGGGGCTTCTACTTCCTGTTCAGGCAACGCCGCAACAGTAACTACTAACGCCAACCTTACAGGCGATGTAACTTCAGCTGGAAACGCTACTACGATAGCCGCAGGAAAAGTCATTACCACTATGTTAAAGACAGCAACGAGTGAAGTAAGTAATAGCACAGCTGCCACTATGAACCAATATACCTTTGCAGGTGGACAATATGGATTTTATCCTCAAATAAAAATGACAACAGCTAATACTGAAGGAAGGTCTGCCAGTATCGCAGGAAGAAGCGATAGAAGTATGTTGGGTTGGACATCTTATACTACAAATATTTCATTATTTTCTGATAGTACAGATACGCTTTATGCTATTCAACGATATATAACTGCTTCTGGCGAAGACTACTGGCTTTGGGCTTTAATAGATAAAAATACAAAAGAAGTTTTATCAATGGCAGGAGCTCCCGACCATCCAGCTTACGGTAATTCAAATGACTTTGATAAACAACCACATCCATTTAGAAGTTATGACTCTAATACCCAAGATATAATTTTAATAGAGAAAAATCAAGCAAAAGCGATGGAACAAGAAGCAAAGGATAAAGGTTTGTCAATATTAGGATTAATAGACAGGGATTATAAAATAGATTTTAGCGAAACTTATCCTTATGTGCCGATACATTCAGGACAGTTTTCGCCAGAGCATAAGCCTGTATTAGTAGAGAGTATTCCTGATTATATTCAAGTAAGGCGTTTAGTTTTAGCGACAGATAAGGATAAAGAAGATAAAGAAATAAGACAAGAAGAAAAACAGGCAGAATATAAAGCAAAGCAATTTGATGATGATGTTAAGAAAAATGCGATACTCAAAAAGTTAGGCATTACAAAGGAAGAAGCAAGTTTAATTTTAAAAGGAGAATAAAATCAAAATCCCTGACATCTCTCTAGCTTCACCTATTATATTAGATGACCCTTCAGCTACCGCTCAAATGGCGGCGGTTATAGCGAAGTTAGAGGATACGTTGAGGGATATATATTCAAAATTGATAACTATTGAAGTGGTAGATTCTGCCCCAGTTTCCACTGTTATGTCAAAGACAGGAGATGGAAAAGGCGGGATATTAACAGATGTGAAAATTTTAAATCATGCTACTTCAACTTCAAGAAAAATTTACTATTTAGATAGTGCTAATAATTTACGAACTATAAATTCCGCATAGGAGATATATGAGCCATTATAGACCTAAAAAACACAATGAGTATAAGATAGGAATTGTAAGCAAAAAAGAATACAAAGATTTAGTTCCGCATAAAGAATATGCTGATAAGACATTTGGATTTGCAAATCCTAAAGAAAGAACTGCTATTATTGTAGATACAGGGAATAAAAAATTAAATCAACAGCATATGGAACATGAATTAGAGGAACTTATAATATCTGTATCTCCACATGAAGTAGATGGAATTAGATATGGGTTTTTTAAGAAGATAGGAAATTGGTTTCAAGATAAAGTTATTGACCCAGTAAAAGATGTTGCTCAAAAGTTTGATGAAGCAGTTTTAGAACCAATATATGAACCTATTAAAAAAGTAATTGATCCATTACTCCCCGAATCAGTTAAACACATAGATGAAGCTATAAAAAGAGATGGTGCAGCTTTTTGGAAATGGCCGATAGAAGTAGCAAGTGCAGTGATGACTGATTTAATGTCAGAAGATTTACAGAATTTTATGCACAAGCCAGGAAGGCAGGCAGAGAGGACATTTGTATCAGAAAACAAGACTACTCAAATGATTACTGAAGCTATTATAGGTGTATTAGGTGTTATATTCGCTCCTATGACAGGTGGCGCAAGTTTATTAGCAGCAAAAGCTATTGCAGCTGCTTATGGTGGTCTTGCAGGTTCAAAAGGCGTCCCAGAAGGCACTAAATTAAAAGATGCAATATTGCCTGTAGGTTTAGGAGCTGCTCAAGGATATGGAATATCTGCTGGCGCTCAGGGAATAACTCAGTCTATAACAAATTTTCTTAGTAGTCCTAACGCTTCAAGTATAATGGAAACAGCTCCGCATGCAGCAACTGATGCGACAATAGCAACTGTAGAAGGTGGTGGAAGTGTAGTAGAATCTGCTATTCCTTTAGATTGGGGAGCTTTACAAAGTGGTTCAAATCTTACTACTAGTGGAGCAGGTTCTGCTGCTTCAACAGGTAGTAATCTTTTATATGGTGGTGCTGCTCCAACAACTGGCTATGTATCTGGTGGAATTGGAGCTGGAGCAGGTGCAGGCACTGGAGCAGGGGCAGGAATAAACTATGCGTCATTATTAAGTCAATTAGGAACTCAAGGTCAAACAGCATCTCAATTAGGAGGAAATATGGCAAGCATTTATAACCCTGATGGTTCAATAAATTGGGCGAATCTTACGGGGCAGAATGGAGGAGCGCAGAATACACAACTCATAAATGATTTACAGATGCAGACTTCTTTTAGTCCAAATATTACAAATTGGCAAAACCCAGGAAATAATATGACTATAAACGGTCAACAGATACCTACACAATTAATAAATGATTTAATAATGCAAATGTCTGCTCAACCTAATTATTCAATAGGTGGGCCACCTATATCAGATTTAATGGGTAATCTTACTATAAATGGACAACAAATGCCTATAAATTCTTTTTTTAATGACCCAAACATATATTCTCAATTAGGTGGTGGGGGTAATTATCTTGGGAATGTAGGTGGGAATATGACTGTAGGTGGTCAACCTTATATGGATTATAATACTCTTATGCAAAATATAGGTCAGGGTATGCCTCAAGGTTCTGTTGATTTGGCTAATTATTTAGCTCAAATTCAAGGACAGAATATGCCTCCAAATAATTTAACTTATTCTAATAATTCTCAACCTAATCTTTTAGATAATTTAAGAAGATTATTAAACAATCAAGCAACTGGTCAAACTGGAGGAGGTCAAACAGGAGGTCAAGCTGGTCTTTGGGGTAGTTTAGGTCAAATTTATCAAGGTGTTGGTGGCGCGGGGACATTATTACCATTAGCGATGTTAGCATACTTAAATCAAAAAGATTATGATTATCCATCTCCTTCAGCGGTTCAATGGCCTACTTGGATGGAGCAAGTAAGGCAAGGAACTATGAATCCAGCTGAATATGGTTTAGCTTCTAATAAATTCCAAAGTTTAATGGGGACTGACCCGACAGAACAGATAATGGCAGGGCTTAATGCTCAACAGGATATAGATAGGCAGAAATATGAAAAATATATAAATCCTTTAATGGCTTCGCAAGGGCAGTATGACTCTACATACAGGGCTAATATGTTAGGTGATTATTTGGCTCAACAGCAATCAACTGCTTTAGGGCAACGCGGGCAGTTAGCTCAATGGGTTCCGGAGTTCCAAGCAGGGTTAGCAGGTCAACTTGGTAATTTAGGTTCGCAGATAAGTTCTTCTGGTTCAGACTGGTATAATAAAGGATTAGGATATACTGGGTTAGAAAATACCCCTATTCAACGTGGTTTTGAATTAGAATATGCTAAAGTTGCAAAGCGACAAGCAGCAGACGAGCAGTTAGCTTCTTTAATGGGCATGGGAATGATGAGTAATTTATTCCCACAGAATCCAGTATATAACCCTAATTATGGAACAGGACAGAATACTGGTTCAAGTTTTATGCCTTATTATAATACACAAGGTCAAGATATAGGAAATATGCCTCAGCAAAGTGATTTACAGAAATATTTAGGATACGGTCAAACTGGTCTACAAACAGCTCAAGTAGGCCAAGGTCTTTGGAATTTAGGTCAAAATATATGGAACTGGTTTTAAATAGGAGGTTTTATGGGAATTAGTACCGCAGCATTTACAGGAGCAGCTCAACAATATCTGCAAGGCAGGCAGAATAAACAACAGCAAGAGCAAACTTATAAAAATGCTATAATGGAAGCTTTAATAAAAGCTAAGATTGAACAGCAGAATCCTTTAAACCAAATGCTTAATCTTGGAAAGCTTGCAGAAGTAGCTAAAGCTTTAAATATACCATTATCTGCTTTAATAGGCCAGCAAAATGCTCAAGGACAAGGTGGTTTTCCTAGTCCACAGATGCCTCCACAAATAGGAGCACCACAGATAACTTCACAGATGAGACCACAAACTCCACAACCATCTGGAGCAACTGGTATAATGCCATTCCAAAATCAGCAAGGTCAAGATATAGGTAATACCCCACAGTTAAGAGGTACGAATTACGAAAAAGATGTATGGGGTAACTTAAACCCTACTAAATATGAAGATATAGGGGCTGAAGCAGAAAAGACAGGTATTACAGAATCAACTAAATTATCTAGTAAGCAATCTGAAAGTTATTTAAAAGCTTCTGAGAATGTGAGAAGGCTTCAAGGTGCATTTTCTGAGTTAGTAGCTCAAGGTAAGCTAATGGCAAAAGAACAGGGAGGTCTTGGTATTGGCCCCGCTATTAAAGGAGCAACAGGTAGATTAGGCGCAAGGATAACTGGAGAAACAGACCCTTACAAATCTTATAGTGGTATTACTGGTTTTGAAGGCCAATTAGCTGAAGTAGCATTATCATTATCTCCAATACTTACTGGGCAAAATAGAATTATAGAAGGTGTTGTAAGAATGATTAAAACTACATTGCCTAAGAAAATATCATCTGAAGCAGACTTTTCAAGAAATATTCACCAGTCATTAAGAAATGCTTATAGGATTGCTTTAGCCATAGAGAAGAATGTAATATCTCCAGAAGAAGTAAAGAAATTAAATAGCCAGAATCCATGGGTTATACAGAATAGACTTAAAGCTTTAATATCAAGCGTAAAACTTAGTAAAGACGAAGAAATGGCTTTTGAAGAAATGTGGCAGAATGTTTCAAGTACACCAGCTGCAAAACCGATAAATATATTCAGAGGAAGCCAAGAGCAATCACAGGGAGATATGGTACAAATAAGAAATAAGAGAACTGGAGAAATTAAGATGGTCCCGAGGAGCGCTTATGGGCAATGAAATATATAATCCAGACGAATGGGAAGTAGTCCAAGATACGAAAAAGTATAACCCCAGTGAATGGGAAGTCGTAAGTTCCAGACCAAGAACGAAAGCTGAGTATCTATTACCAGCAGGACTTACTAAATACCAAGAAAGACCAGGAGAAAGGACTTTTTTAGGCGATGTATTTGAAAGACCAGGCGCGGCTATAAGGTCTGGACTATTAGGTAGAGGTTATCAAAAAGGGGCTATTACTCCAGAAAAAGTACCTACATTTCAGGAGATGTTATTAGAGAAAAGAGCTTCAAGACCTTATGGAAATAAACCTGCAAGTACAATGCAAGAATTACCTGGTATGATAGCAGCTTCTGGTTTAGGTATGGCAGGAGATATAGCTACTAATCCAGCTAATTTATTAATGATGTTAGCAGGAAAAACTCCTGTAGGTGGTGGGCGTACTTTAGGTGGAGTAACAATGCAACAGAAGCCAGTACAGGCATTATCAAGGTTTATGACTAAAGAAAGGCAGTCTCCTGCTCAATTAGGAAAAGTATTCAAATCCGATTATATAAAGACAGAGTTACTTCCTAAAGCACAGCAAGCTGTTAAGACTAATATAGATAAGTTCACTCCTGGAATAGAGAAATTTGCAAGAGAAAAACTGAAAATATCTCAATCTGCTATAAATACTATAAAATCAAAAGGTGTTAATGCTATAAATAAAGTTAGAGATTTATATGATAATAATATTGATAATATCTACCAAAAAGTAACCAAAGGATTAGAAAATAAAAGAGCGATGATAGATGGTTATTATAAGAATATTGTAGATAAATTTGATGACATAATAGATGCTTCTTCTTTTAGAGTCCAATTAAGTACTATCTTAAAAAGAAAGGGCTGGGTAGACCAGACTGGAAAACCTACAACAAGATATGGTTCTAAATTAGACCCTATTTTAGACGAGTTAACAAGGCTTTACCAAGATTTAAGAACTCCATATAAAGGTAAAGTTCTAAAAGGATTTAAAATTAATAAAGAAGATTTTTTAACATATAGGGATATGTTATCAAGATTATTAAAAGATAAACCTTCTGATATATCTATAATGCAGTTAAGAGATGCTCTTTATAACTCTGCTGATAAATCTGGTATGTCAGGTATACAATATGCAAGACAATTAGAAAAATCTGCTTTTGAGATGGAAAATCTCGCTACAAAAGGATTATTAAACGAAAAGAATTTAGCTAGATTTCATAATCTTACAAAAGAACAAATAAGAGCTTTAAAACAGATTGAAGGTTATATCCAAGACCCATTCGTAGATGATTTATCAAGTCTTACCGCTGGTATGGAGTTAGATAAAATATATAGAATTACTGAAGATATTCCTGGCCAAGGTAGCATGATAGCTAACGAACTTCAGAAAGCTACTTCTCCAAAAGACTTTAATTTTATTAAGAAAAACTTAGAACCATTTTTAGGAAGTTTTACTGAATCAATATTTAAAGATTTAGCTGCACATAGGTTTGCTACTGGAGTTAAAACTGTTGGGAAATGGGGAACTGGTTTAGTAGGAGCTGGTATAGGTACTAGTCTATTACGAAAACCTGTAATTAAAGCAATAGAAAATATTGCACCAGGCGGAGAATGATAAAGTCATTTTTTATAGGATTTTTTCTTGCAATATGTTTTTTTGGTGGATTATTAATAGGCTGTTATATATTTTAAAGGAGTCTCTATGATAGGCATTCATCAAGAAGAAAAAACAGTTTCAGCAGGCGATAGTGGCTGGTCAGCAGGCGTATGGAAAGGATTAACCGCTAATAGGATAACAGGTATCTTAAACCAAGTCTATGTAGAAAGCGCTACGTCTACCACAGATTTTAAATTTAAGATTTACGATGAGCGAGACAGGATAGTGTTTGATAGCGCAGACTGGTCTACCAATATCCTAAATCAATATAATCTCAATATCCCAGTAAAAGGGTTTTATGAGATGTGGATATATGGGCCCGTAAGTTTACAGGAACAAATGAAAATTTTACTTTCAATACAGGAGAGCTAATTTATGTTCAATAAAAAAGAGTTAGATTTATTAGATAAAAAGATTATTACATTAGCCAGTAATATAAGCAATTTACGAACTGAATTTAATGAACATAACAATTTAATTAGTTCTATAAATTCAAAGATTATCTTTTTAGAAGATAATTTTAAGGCGTGGCAAGGTTATATAGAAAATAAAATCAGGCAGTTAGAAGAGAAAATATCCATCAATTATATGGAGGGTATCTTTAAAGATATAACATTGATAGATAAACTTGTAAGAAATTCTGATTATGAGAAAGATTTTAACCGTGTTCGAGCGGAACTTTTAAAACCTATTCTTGAAGAACGCTACAAGATAGAAGAAAAGATAAAAGGTAATAATATAGATTTTTCTATAAAAACTAAAGGCGATAAGATAAGAGAAAAACGAAAACAGTTATACGAACAGCAAATGTTTATGAAGAAGAACAATAAAGATACTAAAGAGATAGAAGCTGAAATCAAAGGTTTAGACTTTATTCTGGAGGCAAAATGAGAAAAATTTGTTTATTCATAAGTATTTTATTGGTTTTGGCGGGTGAGTGTTACGCGGGGCAAAAAGTGGAAGTGGAATATCCTAATAATCCTATTGTTTATAATAAGACATTGACTTCTGCAAATACAGAATATTCGCAAGCACTTCCATCTGGTTGTAATAAAATTATGGTTCAATGTAGGACTGCCTATGATGTAAAAATAACATATACATCAACGGAAAGCGGGACTACATATTATACTATCAAAGCAAACACTTGGTATTGGGATGATGGTGTATTGGGAACTACGAGGACTTTATACATGCAATCGGCAACTGCGGGCGTAGTTTTGGAGATTTTAGCATGGTATTAAAACGAGTATTTCTTATAATCATATTTTGTTTATTGCCGACATTATCCTTTGGAGCACAGGGCGGAAACCCTGGGACTGAAGCTGATAATGTTACGACCGATACTACAAACTTCAATAATAATCTTTCTATTACCAATACTGATATTCAGAAAGCACTGGATACAATAGATAATCTTACTATACAAACTCCAATTTCAGTATCTACTCCAATTACATTAACAGGCGCAAGCGTAGGTATGGTTAATCAAGGAACGACTACAACAGTATTACACGGTAATGCCGCAGGGAATCCTTCTTTTGGCACTGTTGATATTTCATCAGATACCAATCTTACCGCAGGGACAAATATAACTCTAACCAATGATGACTTATCAGTAGATGACGCATTTGTAGTCAACTCCGCCGCTGATACAATGCTCGGCAACCTTACCATAACCTCATCCTCTCCCGCAATAATCTTTGACCAATCTACTGCTACTGATACTGACTTTTGGGCTGGGAATGTAAGTGATGGGGCAAGTGATGATGATGATAAATTTCAAATAGGAGATGGGACTACAGTAGGCACTAATCCATTTTTAACTATAAATACTTCTGGGCAGGTCGGCATCGGCACGACGGGGCCATTAACAACATTTCACGTCAATGATGGTGGTGCTACTGACGATACAATAGTGGCAAGATTTGCCGCCGCAACATATACTGGCGGTTCTCCAGGGATAAGTTTTGCACCAGGAGTTACCTATACATCTTGGCAATATGCAGCCATAATCGGAGGTTTTGACTCTGGTAGTTGGAAAGGGAAATTAAGATTTCAAACAAATTCTGATGCTGCTCAAGCGTCTTTAGTAGACAGAATGGTGATAGATGGCACCGGCAAAGTCGGCATCGGGACGACGGCGCCGAGTTCTAAATTATTCGTTGCTACGGGAGAAATAATGTTGGATTATGCAACAGGGGGCTCTACTAATGGTGCCGCTTGGAGATTGTTTTCAAATGCA